GGTGTTCGTGTGGGCATATCTGATCGCCTGCGTGCTGAGCGGGCGCGACTAGACCTGACGCAAGAGCAGTTCGGCGCGCTCGGCGGCGTGCTCAAACGTGCACAGATCAATTACGAAAAAGGGGAACGAAGCCCCGATGCGCTGTATCTCGCCGCCATCGCGGCAGCGGGTGCCGACGTGCTCTACATCCTTACCGGCAAGCACTCCGAAAGCGTGTTGTCAGCGGAAGAGCAGACCCTCATTGCCTACTACCGCGACGCGCCGCCCGCCGTTCGCAGGGCCGCGATGGGCGCCTTGGTGGGCGCGGCTGCACCAGCGGCAGGCGGGGCCATGCAAACGTTCAACGCGCCCGTGCATGGCCAGGTGGCCGGGCGCGACATGAAGGTGCAGGAGCCGGTGGCGAGAGGATGGAAAAAGAAGACGTGAGAGGGGCGAGTCAAACGTTCCACGGCGCGGTGCACGGCTATGTGGCCGGCCGCGATCTGCACGTGCACGCGCGACCCGCGCGACGCAGCTGGTGGGACATGGAGCGCGCTGAGCTGCTGCGCCAGCGCACACGTGCGCAGCAGCAGATCAAGGATGCGCGGCGGCGCATGCTGGTCAACTGGCCCGTGGCTTTGTTTGCGCTGCTGATGAGCGGCGGCACGCTGACCGTATTGTTCAACCTGAAGCTCGGTCTGTGGGCGTTCACGCACCCCGGCGCCGAGCGGCCGTCGATTGATCCGGCCTTATTCATTGCCGCGCTGGTGGCTTACATGCTGGGTACAACGATCTGCGTCGAGTGGGTCAACCGCGTGCAGCGCCCCGAGCGCGCCGTGATTCGGTCAGCGCGACACGACATCGATCAGATCGAGGTGGTGCTGCGGCGCCGGGATTGGTGAACTGAAGGGCATGGCATGAGAGAGCGAGGGTACGTCGTGTGGGTTTTGCTCGCCGCACTGGCAGCAGCAGTGATCGCAGCGTGGCAATACAGCGCCTACAAGGATCGTGAGCGCGCACGCGCGGAATCCGCTCGCGCGGTTGCAGCCCAAAGGGCAGAGGTCGAGCGCGTCGCAAAGGAGCGCAAGGAACTGGAGGAGCGCCAGGCGCGCGAACGCAAGGCCGTCGAGGACCGTCAGGCGCAGGAAAAAGAACAGAAGGATGCGCTCGCGTCCTCGCTCAAGGACGTCGATTCGATGGTCCGGCGTTGGGATGATGCGGTGAAGCTTGCCGGCACCACCGGGCGGATCAACCTGTCTGGCCCCGTATCCACCTTGCAAGCGGTGAAGCGCGACGCGGAGCAGTTGGTCGTTCCACCGTGCCTCGACACCGGCAAGGCAGAGCTGGTGAAGAGCATGTCGCAAACCATCGAAGGGTTCCTGGTTTTCATGCGCAATGAACTCAAGCTGGGCGAAACATTGGCCCAGATCCATTTCGATGAAGCGAAAACGGCAATGTCAGCCTTCCAGCGCGCTCGCGCGAGTTGCCCGGCTTGACGACTAGGTCTCGAACATGGCAACCGCGATCACCACGGAAATCACATCGGACGATTCGGCGGCGCGTGCTCTTGAGCAAGCCCTGCGAGATGAGTTGGCTTTGCTGCCAGGCCAAACGCTGGATATTTCCGGCTGGCCGACCATTGAGATTAGGCTGACAGGCCCGCACTATGACGGTACGATCACGGCAGCAACGGCGAAGGCGCTGGTTGAGCTTCAGTCTGCCGTTGATCAAGCTTATCTGCGACTGGTGAGGCCCGACGGCAGGCGCCTTACCGACGCTGAGAAGCAAAAGACGGCCATCACGGCGTCGGTTGAGCGTGGAAGCTCACTGGTGACGGTCGAGATGGACTCGGTGTTGAAGCAACTGGCTGCTGACTTGGTAGGCAAGATGAGCTCGACCGAAATTCTTATTGCAGTTGTTGGTCTCGGGTTTATCGCTGGCGCTGCGGTGGTGGCGAAGCAGTACGTGAAATCGCGCGCAGAAAAAGCCAGCAAGGCCGCCGAATTGAGTGCGCAAGTGGCGATGTCGGAGCAGGAAACCCAGCGGCTTGCCATCGTGACGCGCGCCATGGCCAGGCAGCCCGTGTTAGCGAAAGCGCAAGATGATTTCGATGACGCGCGAGACGCCATTTTGCGCAGCGCCGCCGACGCCGAAAGCGTGAATCTGGATGGGGTGCAGTTGACCGGCGAGCAGGCGCGACGCCTGCCAAGGGAGCAGCGCGCAACAGCCGAAGAAACGCAGCTCAACGGCGTCTATCTGATCACCGCTGTCTCGTGGGGCGCCGATGGCGAAGCGATGCTCGAACTGAGGTCGACCGAGCGAAGTTTGGAGCTGAAGGCCGCGCTCAACACGCAGTCCTTGTTGCAAGCCGACAAGGACTTGCTGGCAGCAGCTGAATGGAACCGGACGCCCCTGTACCTTTCGATCAACGCGCGCATGCTTCGGGGCGAAGTCTCAAGGGCCACGATTGTCGGATTCGATTGGGACGCGTTGCGCAATCGACCGTCCAGCGAAAGCTAGTCCGCAGCAGCTGCAGGAATCAGAGGCGCCGGATGGCGCCTTTTTTTCGCCCGTTATCTAAAGCGCTTTCCATCCACGTTTTCGCGCGCGCGCGGCACGATGCCCGCATGCCCCAACTCAAGCCCGATGCGGTAGATGAATGTTGCGCCAGCTGCGCAAGGTTCTCGACCGAGCGGGCTTCGCTGGCGGCTCACGGCTTTGGCAATTGCGTTCACCTGCCCGTGTGGCGGCAGATGAGCCGCCATGCGCCGTGCCGATTCAACCCTTCAAGATGGAGCAGCGGAAATGCAGGACGAATTCAAGGCGCGGCCGTGGCTGATGCGACTGGCGCGGGTGCGCATGGCGGACTGGGTGATTGCAGCGGCGCTGCTGATGCTGCTGGTGTGGGTGATGAGCCCGCAGCAGCTGCCGGTGAGCGTGTACAAGCTGAGCCTGGTGGCGCTGGCGGCGGTGGCGGGCTATTGGGTGGACCGCAGCCTGTTCCCGTACGCGCGGCCTGACCTGTTTTTTGAGTTGCGGCACGGCACTGATGACGCGCCGGCCGACACCACGTTTACCAGCCTGGCCGGGGTGGTGAGCTTTGCTGAGCAGCAGACGACGATCAACCTGGAAGGCGCGGCGCCCGCAGAATTGATGCGCCTGGCCGGCAGCAGCATGCTGCGGCGCGCGGTGATTGTGTCGGCCACGATGCTGGCGGTGGGCCTGGGGGCGTGACGATGCGCATGCGCCGCACTGCCCTTGAGATTGCGCTGGCCGTGATCATGACGGCGCTGGCCTGCGTGGCAGGGCTGACGCTGGCCGCCAGCTGCACGCCCGCGCAAGCACAGGTGCCGCACGAAGCGGCGCGCTACCGGATGCTGTTGACGCGCGAGGCGCACAGCCAATGGGGCCTGAATGCACCGGTGCCGGCGCTGGCTGCGCAGGTGCACCAGGAGAGCGGTTGGCGCACCGATGCCGTGAGCCACGTGGGCGCGCGCGGCATGGCGCAATTCATGCCGGCCACGGCGCGGTGGTGGTGTGAGCGCGAACGGATTGCCGCCGACAGCTGCCTGCCGAACAACCCCGCGTGGGCGTTGCGCGCGATGGTGGGCTACGACAAGTATCTGCACGACCGCACGCCGGTGGGCATGGGCCGCTACGACCGCATGTGGCTGGCGCTGCGCGGCTACAACGGTGGCGAGGGCCACTGGCAGGCCGAAGCGCGCAAGACAGGCCAGTTGAACCCCACGCGACGGCAGATTGATGCGGCGTGCGGATTGGCTCGCCGCGCCGCGTTGCACTGCGCCGAGAACCTGGGTTACCCGGCGCGCATTCTGATCACGCTGCAGCCGCGCTACGGCGCGTGGGGCACCCAGCTGGGGCCAGGCACATGACGCGCGCCGAGAGCGCCCTGCTGGCCATGGTGGTGGCCGCGCTGGCTTTGCTGGGCGGCTACTGGTGGGGCCGCACCGACGGCGCCAGCGTGGCCAAGGCCAAGCAGGCCGAGCAGCTGGTGGCCGACATGGGAACGCTGCTGGACAAACACGCCGGGCTGGTGACCGCGAGCAACGCGGCAAGCCAGACGCTGCGACGCGCTGCGGCGGCGCGCGGACAGGTTGATTTGCGCACGACGAAGGAGCTGAAAGATGCGCTGGCCAAGACTGCTGACAGCCGTGCTGGTTGTCGTTTTGACGCTGCCGTCATGCAGCACCTTGAGGGCGCCCGTGAGCGCGCCGCCGCCGCCGCTGCCGGCAGCCGCGATGGCGCTGTGCCCGCCGCCACCGGCGCAGCAAGGCAATGACATGGATGCGCTGGCGCTGACGCTGAAAAGCACTTACGACGCCTACGGCGCGTGCGCTGGCACGCATGCCGACCTGGTGCACTGGCTGGAAAGCCAAGGGGGCGCGAAGTGACCACTTTGGGCGCGGAAGCGCTGGCGCTGACCGCGCTGTGTGTGGCCGTGGTGGCCTTTCTGTCTGCCGTGGTGGCGGTGCGCAAGCGCGCGTGGCTGGTGCAGATTTCTGCCGTGGAGTCGGCGTTGACAAGGGCGGTGGCCGAGGTGCGCGTGAAGCAGGACCAGATGGAGGCGCGGCTGGCCGCGCTGCCCACCACGAACGAGTTTGCGGACATCCGCGTCAACCTGGCGCGGGTAGAGGTGCAGCAGGACGCACTGATGAGCGAGGTCAAAGGCAACCGCGCCGCGACGCGCCGCATCGAAGATTTTTTGATGAAGAGCAGAGACCATGACCCCAAGCTTTGAAGCACATCGCACCGCAGACCGGCGCCTGACCGTGCTGCTGCTGCTGGCCGACAGCACCGGCTATTCGGCCAACGAATACACGCTGGTGGCCGTGCTGTCGGACATGGGTCATGAGGTGAGCAACGACAAGCTGCACAGCGAACTGGCCTGGCTTCAGGAGCAAGGGCTGGTGTCGCTGACCAAGGTGGGTGGCCTGACCATTGCCAAGCTGACCACGCGCGGCCTGGACGTGGCGCGCGGACGCGCGGTGGTGCCGGGCGTGAAGCGGCCCGATCCGGATTGATGCCATGGGCCGCAAGAGCACCGTGGCCGCGCTGCCGGCCCCCATCGTTGAGGCTTGCCATGCGCTGATTCGCGACGGCAAGACGATTGACGACATCGTGGGCGCGCTGGCCGAGCTGGGCGCGCCGGTGTCGCGCAGCGCCGTGGGGCGCTACGTCAAGAGCGCCCGCGAGTCGATGGAGAAATACCGGCAGGCGCAAGAGGTGGCGAAGGTGTGGGTCGACAAGCTGGAGGCTGAGCCGACCGGCGACGTGGGCCGGCTGCTGCCCGAGATGTTGCGCGTGGTGGCCTTCCAGACGCTGACGCAAATGGGCGAATCCGACGACGGCGCCGGGGCGATGGATGTGATGCTGCTGGCCAAGGCGTTGAAGGACTTGGCCGGCACCAAGAAGGCCGACATTGACACCGAGCTGCAGCTGCGCAAGTTGCGCGCGGAGACGAAGGCCAAGGCCGATGCGGCTGCGGCCGAAGTGGAAACGATGACGCGCAACGCGGGCATGAGCGATGACCTGGTGTCGGCGATTCGGGCGCGGATTTTGGGTGTGGGAGAGCGGGCATGAGGGACTGGATTTCTCAACTCATCATCGCCCTGGTGTTTGTTGGCGTGCCGATATTCGGCGTCCATTCCTGCGTCAATTCCGACTGGCATCAAAAGGAGCTGGCCGCAGCAAAAGAGCAGGAGGCGCGCGAGCGGATTCCGCGCCTCTACTCCGAGGCCGGCGACTGCGCCGTGTACACGTTCAAAGCCGGCGATCGGTGGCAGTACTTCACACGCTGCAAGGGCGCCGCGACCAGCACCACGACCACATGGAACGAATGCAGCACGGTGGGTAAGCAGACTCAGTGCACGCCGCGCTCCAGCACGGTTGAGGGCAAGCCTTGAGCGAGAACCTGCCCGCCGTCCTGCTGCCCTACCAGCAGCGCTGGATCGCCGACCCTTCGCCCTTCAAAGTCGCCGAGAAAGGCCGGCGCACCGGCCTGACGTGGGCGGAAGCATCCGACGATGTGCTGATCGCTGGCGCCGCCAAGTCGGCGGGCGGGCAGAACGTGTACTACGTCGGCCAAGACAAGGACATGACGGAGGAGTACATCGAGGCCTGCGCGATGTGGGCGCGCGAGTTCAACCAGGCAGCATCGGCGGTCGAGCAAGGGCTGTGGGATGACGTTGATGAAGAGGGCGGCAGCAAGAGCATCCTGACGTACACGATCCGCTTCCCCAAGAGCCGTCACCGGATCACGGCGCTGGCCAGCCGGCCCAAGAAGCTGCGCGGGCGCCAGGGCGTGCTGGTGGGCGACGAGGCGGCGTTCCAGGACGATTTGCCGGGGCTGATCAAGGCGGCGCTGGCGTTCCTGATCTGGGGCGGCAAAGTGCGGCTAATCAGCACGCACTTTGGCGCGGACAACGCCTTCGCGGAGCTGTGCAACGACATTCGGGCGGGCAAGCAGCGCGGCAGCATTCACCGCATCACGTTCCGCCAGGCGGTGGACGAAGGGCTGTTCAGACGGGTGTGCCTGCGCTCGGGCAAGGTGTGGACGCAAGAGGCCGAAGACGCCTTTGTGGCCGAGATTTACGCCACCTACCGCGACAACGCGGAGGAAGAACTGGACTGCGTTCCGAGCCAGTCGAGCGGCGCTTATTTCAGCCGCGCGCTGGTGGAGGCGCGCATGTCGCCCTACCTGCCGGTGGTGCGGCTGAGCTCGCCGGAGGGCTTCGAGCTGCGCAGCGCGCACGAGCGCGAAAGCACGGTGGCCGATTGGCTGCGCGAGACGGTTCAGCCGCTGCTGGATGCGCTGCCCAAAACGGGGCGCAGTTACTACGGGATGGACTTCGGCCGATCGGGGGACTTGTCGGTGATCATGCCGCTGCTGGAAGACCAGCACTTGCACCGGCGAGCGCCCTTCGTGATTGAGCTGCGCAATGTGCCGTTCAAGCAGCAGGAGCAGGTGCTGTTCTTTGTTGCCGATCGCCTGCCGAACTTTGCTGCCGGTGCGAACGATTCGCGCGGCAACGGGCAGTACCTGGGCGAGGTGGCGATGCAGCGCTATGGCGCGACGCGCATCCACCGCGTGATGCTGTCGCAGCAGTGGTACATCGACCAGATGCCGCGCTACAAGGCGGCGTTTGAAGACGGAAACATCACGATCCCGCGCGACGACGGGCTGCTGACCGACCACCGCGCGGTGCAGATGATCAAGGGCGTGCCAAAGGTGCCGGACGGCGCCAAGGGCAAGGACGCCGATGGCGGCCAGCGCCACGGCGACGGCGCGATTGCCGGCGCGCTGGCTTGGTTCGCCAGCCAGAACGGCGCGGCGCCGATTGAGTTTCAGAGCGATGGGCCGGTGTCGGCCGCCAGCGAATACGAGGGCTTTTTATGAGCGACACGACCGAGCAGAAAAAGCCGCCGCAGGTGCCGCTGGATACCGAGGTGGCCAGCCAGGCCCAAGACCCGTTTGCGACCGTCTTCATGGGCATTCTGCGCAGCAACGACCCGCTGTTGATGGAGCGCGGGCTGCAGGGCAGCGAGGCGCACGAGCTGTACCGCGATTTGCGGCGCGATGGCAAGGTGTTCAGCGGCCTTCAAAAGCGCAAACTGGCGGTGATCAGCCGCGACTGGATCGTGGAGCCGCTTGCCGAGGGCGACCAGGGTGCGGCGGATGCGGCGCTGCTTGATGATGTGCTGGGCGCGTTCGGCTTCGACCGTCTGTGCAACGACCTGATGGATGCGCTGTTGGTGGGCTGGCAGCCGGCCGAGGTGATCTGGACGCTGCGCGATGTGGTGTGCGATGGGCAGTCACGCCAGATGGTGGTGCCGGCGCGCGTGGTGAAGCGTTCGCACCGACGCTTTGTGTACGTGCAGGACGAAGGCAAGCCGCACGAGCTGCGGCTGCTGACGCGGCAGGACATGCAGCGCGGAATGCAACTACCCGAGCGCAAATTCATCGTGCACCGGGTCAACGCGGAAGACGACAACCCCTACGGCACGGGCCTGGGCCTGCAGCTGTATTGGCCGGTGTTCTTCAAGCGCAAGGGCGTGCTGGCGTGGACGAAGTTTCTTGACCGTTTTGGCCTGCCGATCCCCTGGGGCAAATACCCGGCGGCGGCGACGCCGCGCGAGAAGGGCACGCTGTTTGATGCGCTGCGCGCGGTGAGCAACGACGGGATGATCATGACGCCCGAGGGCACGATGATTGAGCTGCTGGAAAGCAAGCTGTCGGGCTCGGCCACGCCGCACCAGGCGCACGTGGAATTCATGGACGACTGGATCATGGAGGTGATCCTGGGCCAGTCGCCGCGCGGCGCGAACGGCGGTGCGCTGGCCGCAGCCGCGAAGGAGCGCGAGGATGTGCGCCTGGAGCTGAGCCAGGCGGACAGCGACCTTTTATCGGAGACGCTGAACGGCACGCTGATCAAGTGGATTTGTGAGCTGAACGGCCTGGAGCCGTGCCTGGTGTATCGCAAGATCGAGAAAGAGGAAGACACCAAGGCCGAGAGCGAGACCGACAAGAACATCTACAGCCTGGGCTTTGACATGACGCTGGAGGGCGTGCAGTCGAAGTATGGGCAGCACTGGGTGAAGCGGGGCGCGGCGGTGCCCGCTGATCCGGCCAATCCGGGTGCGGCGGCCGATGGCGCGCCTGCGAGCTTTGCGGAGGGCGGCGCGGCCGGGCGCGATGCGATCGACCAGCTGGTGGACGGCGAGCTGGCGCAGTGGCAGGCGCTGATGCAGCCCATGGTGGACCCGGTGCGCGAGCTGCTGCAGCGCGCGGCGGCCGATGGCCTAACGGCGGGCGAGCTGCTGGCCAAGCTGCCAGAGCTGCTGCCGGGCATGGACGATGGGCCGCTGGTGCAATCGCTGACCGACCTGGCCTACACAGGGCGCCTGGCGGGCAACGCCGGGGGCGAAAAGGCCTGATGTGGCGTCGACCCCTGTGGACGGGCTGACGCCCGATGAATTTGCCAGGCTGAAGCAACTGTCGCCGGCTGACGCCATGCGCTGGATGCAGGAGCGCACGGGCGGCGCGCTGACGTTCAGTTGGCAGGACTTGTGGCAGGCTGAGCACAGCCACCACTTCACGGTGTCGCGGCTGGCGCGGTTGGACTTGCTGCAGTCGCTGCATGAAAGCCTGAGCAAGAGCGTGGCGGGCGATCTGTCTCGGCGCGACTGGATGCGCAATGCCGAGCAGCTGCTGCAGGAGGCCGGTTGGTGGGGCGAAAAGCAGGTGTTGGACCCGGCGACCGGCAAGATGGTGACGACGCGGTTCGACCCTGCACGCCTGAAGCTGATCTTTGACACGAACACGCGCCAGGCAGCGGCGGCCGGGCAGTGGGAGCGCATTCAGCGGTCGAAGCGTTCGCACCCGTACCTGCGCTACATCACCAAGCGCGATGACAGGGTGCGCCCGGCGCACGCGCGGTGGGACGATGTGACGCTGCCGGTGGACGATCCGTTCTGGCAGACGCATTTCCCGCCGAATGGCTGGCGTTGCAGGTGCCGCGCCATTTCCGTCAGCGAGCGTGACTACGAGGCCGGCAAGACGCCTGGGGGCGCCCCGATGGTGAAGGATGCGCCTGAGCCGGTCATGCAGGAGTTTGTGAACAAGCGCACTGGCGATGTGACACAGATTCCGGCTGGCATCGACCCCGGTTTTGGCTACAACCCCGGCGCGGCCCGGCGCAAAGAGTTGGACGCGATGGTGACCGCAAAAACGCGGCAGGTGGCCCCGCAGCTGGCGCGTGCTGCGCTGCTCGAGGGGCTGACACTGGAGTCGGCGGCGGCGACGTATGCGGAAACGGCAAGGCTGAAAAAACAGATCAAGCGGCCGGCGCTTGCCCTGGCGCCGCTGGTGGACGAAGCCACCAATCAGATGAACGAGCTGGGGCTGGAGCCGGGCGCGAAGCTGCTTGGTCTGGACCACGACGGCGTGTTGCACACGTTCAAGAATCACGGAGGGAATGCCGAGTTCAAACGCGGCCAGGTGCCGATCACATCAGCGGATGTGGCGGCGTTTCCGGCAATCTTCAATGCCGCCGTGTTGGCGAAAGGTGTGCCGCCCGAGGCCGCCGATGGCACGCCGCTGGTGTCGGGCGAGGCGGTGTTTGGGGAGTTTCGCTACAGCTTCATCGCCAAGGTTCGGCGGGGGCTGATCACGCTGTATTCGCTGTGGAAGCGCATAGCAAAATGAGACCCCCGCCAGCCATCATGCTGCCTTGCGGCCCGTGCGGCTTACGTCCAAAACGGTGGCGGGGAAGTCACATGATACAGGGGGCGAAGCGTGCTGACAATTGAGGTCGATGACCGGGCGTTTCGGGCCTATTGGGCGCAACTACAGGAGCGCTTGGGCGACCTGAGCCCGGCTTTGGCAGCGATCGGGCAGGAGATGGAAAGCCGGATCAGCGGGCGCTTTGAGACGCAGACCGACCCGCGCGGCGTGGCCTGGGCACCCTGGGCGAAAAGCACCTTGGACAGCTATCCGGCCGACGGGAACCGCCGTCTTCTAGACAGGTACGGCGATTTGCTGGCCAGTTTGAACTGGCGCGCGGACGCTTCCAGCGTGACGGTGGTTTTTGGACAGCCCTACGCGGCCTATCACGAGTGGGGCACCAGGCGCATGCCCCGGCGCGGCCTGATGTTCGAGAACCCCGACGCCGGAACACTGGCGCCGGACGACGAGCGAGCCATAGTGGACATTCTGGCCGATTTGCTCACGGTGCCCTGATCGGTCGAAATCGCCGAAAATTCGATTCGGCCAATTTTTTCCACAGTGGCAACGGCGTTGCAGTGATCGTCCCCCTAAAGCCCCCTACGTCCCGCCGAATCCCGCAAATATCTCAGCGCGTGCCCTGTGAATATCTCAGTTCCTTTCACCTGCGCCGCCCCGCTCACGGGCCGATGCGGTCCGCGAACCCGGGATGATGGGGCGCTGACGGCGGCCTGCAAGCGGGCTATCCACTGCATAAAAAGGGCCCGCAGCGCGCTTCTGAACAGCGCAGGCAGCTATTGATTTCGAAGCAAATCGCTGGGTGACCGATGCGTGACGTCACGGTCAGCGCTGCGGCATGTCCTTGGCGCCGTAGCCCAGGCTCACGGTGGCGTCGGCCGGAATGGCGGGCATGGTGGCGTTCCACTGCTCCCACGCGTCGCGCAGCGCGGCGAGCCGCGCCGGCTCGCGCGCGGCCAGGTTGGCGCGCTCGCGCTCGTCGGCCGGGATGTTGAACAGGTAGTCGTGGCCGTCCACGCGCAGGTACTTCCAGTCGCCGTCGCGGTGCGCGCGCTGGCCGCGGTGGTTCATGCGCCAGAACAGCGGGCGCTCGAACGCATGCGCCGCATCGTGCAGCACCGGTAGCAGCGAAATGCCGTCCAGCGGGTAGTCCGGGTGCGCGGCCACGCCCGCGGCGTCCAGCATGGTGGCCGACCAGTCCATCGTCATGCAGGCCTGCGCGCTGACGCCGCCCGCGGCAATGCGCGCCGGCCAGTGCGCGATCCAGGGCACGCGGATGCCGCCTTCGGTCAAATCCATCTTGCCGCCCACCAGCGGCCAGTTGTCTGAAAAGCGCTCGCCGCCGTTGTCGCTGGTGAAGACGATCAGCGTGTTGTCCAGCAGGCCCTCGGCACGCAAGGTGTCGACCAGCTGGCCGATGCCCTCGTCCATGTGGTGAATCATGCGGCGGTAGGTGTGGATGTTGCCGCCGTGCAGGTGGAACAGGTTGTCCTTCACCTCCTGCGCCAGCGCTTCGTCGTCGCGCGTTTCCCACGGCCAGTGCGGGGCGGTGTAGTGCACGCTCAAAAAGAACGGCGTGCCGCCGCGCGCGCCGGGCGCCATGCGCTGGATGTAGTCGACCGAGCGGTCGGTGATGAGATCGGTAAGGTAGCCCTCGGCTTGATGTTCGGCATCGCCCAGATACAGATCGTGCGTGCCGTTGTTGCTGCAGTGCGTGAAGTAATCGACGCCGCCCGACATGGGGCCGAAGAACTCTTCGTAGCCCGACTTCAGCGGCCCGAACACGGGCGGGTAGCCCAGGTGCCACTTGCCCATCAGCGCGGTGCGGTAGCCGGCGTCTTGCAGCAGCGAAGGCAGGGTGGGGTGCTCGGGCGGCAGGCCCAGGGTGGTGCTGCCCTTGCTCTTACTGTTGATCGGTTCCTCGGCCGCACCGCGCAGTCGGTACTGGTAGCGCGCCGTCATCAGGCCAAAGCGCGTGGGCGAGCACACGGGCGAGTTGCTGTAGCCCTGCGTGAACTTCACGCCCGCGGCGGCCAGTTGGTCGAGCACGGGCGAGACCGGTCCGAACTCGGCATCGCGCCCGCCATAGCAGCCCAGGTCGGCAAAGCCCAGGTCGTCGGAGACGATGAAGATGAAGTTGGGGCGACTGGATTTTTGGGTCAT